GTCGTCAGTCATCGGGTTGATGACTACAAAGATAGAGACGCCCAGACGGGCGGCGAGGATGTCGAGGTGGGTCAGGTCCATGAAGAGACCCATGTTCACGCCGCCCTTACCCGTGGCACCACCGGAGCTGGAGTAAAACAGGTAGCGCAAGGAGTCGATGATGATGAGACGAGTTCCAGCGCTCTTCAACGCGGCGGCCAGCTGAAAGGCCAGTGTCCCCTCGAAGTCGGCCGGCTGCGTGTCCGGAGCAATGCGAGCCAGTTCAACTTCGTCGCCCGGTTCAAAAGCTTTAAAGTAGGCCGAGTCGTGTCCGGCCGCACGCGAGGAGACCAGCAGGTGTTTCAGCGCAAAGCGCGTCTTGCCGGAACCGGACTTACCGAGGATGACGTTGACGCCCGAGCGACAGCGAATGGTGGGTCCGCCATTCAGGATCGGCACCTCGAGCGCATCATCCGGGCGACGCGCGCCTTCTACGAAGGCCGGGGACGCCCACGTGTGAGGGATAACCGGATCAGCACTGCTCATCACGACGGCTGATGCGGACTTCTCGAACTCGTATGTCTCACTGAGGCGCAGTGCGAGTTCCGTGACCGCGAGGACGTTCGAGATCCGAACCTTCTTTGACGGCCGCGGGGTGAGCGTGCTTTTGTCGCCAGGGGCGACGGTGTCAGATGTTGCCATGTAGCACTCCAATTAAAGGAAAGGTTTGAGCAGAGGCCAGACCTCAGCAGCGGGCAACGACGTGACCAACTGTTCGAGGATCTCAGGCGACACATCCTCCTCATCGAAACGATAGTGGAGATAGCCTGGGTTCTGCAGGACAAGAGCATCAATGTACGACAGCGACCCGAGTCGTTGCTGTTGGTCGTAGTATTCCCGCGTGATCGACGAGGGGCTCCGACCAAAGTGACGCTGAAACGTGTCTTCGTAGATACCAAAGACCTCGGAGTACATGGGCGCACGAGCGTAGTGCTGACGTCTCTCGACGTCGCCGATTGCCCAGAAATTGCGACGACGGTGGTTCTCAATTCCGAACTCAGGAACGAGCCAATTGACGAGGAACGAGATGACGTTCGGCGTAAGCTGTAACTCGCCGCGCTCGTCGGTGTACGGCACGTTCCCCAGGAACGAGATTGGCCGCTCAGGCTCTACGGCGAAGTAATCCGCTTTGTACTCGCCTGCGTTGATGTGATTGAAGAAACCGTCATCGTTCGTGAGAACAACACAGTCATCACCCATGTTGAGAAAACCATACTCGGAATGTTCCCCGCGCAGGATCGTTTCGATACCGACCTCTAGTACATCGTGGAAGTAATCGTCGGCCAGGCAGAGATACTGCGTCATCATCACCAGCTTGCCGAAGTCCGGGTTACATGAAATACCCGAAGGGAGGCCCAGTCTCATCGTAAACGACGACACGTCGAATGGATCATCGCCAAACAGCGGATTAAACGGCACCTCTTCGGTCCCGGCAACGTACGGATAAGGCACAATGTACGGTGCCGCGAACATCAGCTTGATTAACTTCGCGATGCGTGGGTCGATATACAACCCTAGCTCACTGACGAACTCGTCAATCATGAACTGCCCGACCGATTGATCGAACTGCTTCACGTCGAAGCCGGCCAAGTACTTGTAACGGCGCATCTTTTCGAGGATTGACTCCGGGGTACGGTGTTTCCACGTAAAGTCATACGCGTGCAGGTAATGCTCGCGCATGGTGCTGAACACGGCCGCAACGACGTAGTTGACGACGAAGCTCATTCCGTAAACAGTGCGCCGGCGACCGGCGAAGAACCCGTCGATGACGGTGCCATCAACGCGCACTTCCTTTGATGCGGGACGGCGGGTCGAAAAGTCGCCGGTGCGAGCGGCGTGTTCATCGTTAACCTCACGGTCTTTCGATGTGTAGCGGTTGTTTTCAAACTTGACTTTGTCCGCCTGAGTGCGCTCACCGGTCGTTTGAACAATCGGTGCGTTGAACTCGATGAACAGCTCAGTCAGCTTGTCCTCGTCGACGAGTTGCAGCAGGCGCTCGAGGTTCTCGAGCGCGTAGCGCAACTCCGTCTTCTTCTTGATTACATCGTTGACGTAATCAGGAGCCCCAGTAGACGCCTCCCGGCGTATCGACACTTTCGCGGGCACTTTTGTAGCGCACATGTACTTCACCAAGCGACGAAAGATCTCACGGTGTCGTGTTGACGTGAAACCGTCAACCAACCCTAATTCACGACGTAACGCGTCGTTTGACATCGGTGGCACCGTGATCGGGTTCATCCCGTATCCGGCGACCGTCCGCAGTTGGTAGAAGTCGCCCGTAATCGCATTGGGACCTACGGTCCCATTCTCCGCCATGTGGACTTGGAGTCCGGGGTGCGTCGACAGTGCTGTGGCGAGATCGCCGGCATTGGCGAGTGTCGGGCGCTGGTCGGAGAAGACTTCCGGGAATAACTGAACGCCTCGATTTAACCGTTGGCGGTTCAGCACACGTTGCGTGCCTCTCGTGTTGAGCAATGGTGCCCACGCGCTTTCCATGTCCGATGGGATGCTGTAGTAAGGGCGCAGTTTCATCATTAGGCTCCGAGTTCACCAGTCTCGTCGTCGTCATCGACGGTCTTAGGCGTGCCCACCTTGGGGGGGGTGGACTTGAATTGCGGGAAGGCCGCCCGCCGCAGCGAAGGATTCGTGACGACAACCTGTCCAGTGTCGGCCTTCGCATCGTTTTCCGCTTGTTGCTCAGCAAGCAACATATCGATCGTCATACGCTTCATCGTCGAGACGTAGGTATTCCAGATCGTGTTGTACATCGCGCCGTGAAGACCAACGACTGCGGTGATCTCGACGTCGAACAGGTCACGGTACTCGACAAGCGCCTGCAACTCACGCGTCGACGCTTCCATAATGATCGTCGAGTCGCGGCCAGCTGCGACGCGGTCGATGATGTTTCCGGCCGGGACCAGTTTGATGTTGAGTTCATCCGGTACTTGGGCCCCTTGCGGGATGACGATGACGTTAAAGGTTGCCATCTTGCTTCTCCTGAATGTGCACAGAACTGTTGCGGAAAGCGCGGAAATACGCGCGGGTTTCAAGCAATTCGACGAACTCGCGTTCATCGATCAAATCGATCCAGGACATTCCCGTCCTCGAGCTAATATGCTTGACAAGCAGTGGTACGATCTTGTGTGCCTGCGTACACCGGAGTTCGAGATCCGTTACGCAAGCGCGCTCCGCCAGCACCGAGATGGCACGGTAGAGATGCTGTCTCACGACAGCGCACGACGTGTTCATCGCGGCTGCTACCTGAGCGATGTTTGCGCCGCCATTCACGAGGCAGAAGACGCCGAACGGAGAGAAATTCAGTGTACCTAGCCCTACGACCTTGGCGGGGTCGTTCTGTTTATCGTCACTCATGAGCACTTCTCCTAGAAGCGTTGTTATAACGCAGGTTGCGGAATTTACGCGATGTGCATCATCGCGGTGAGGTCCGACAGGTGCTGCCCCGGTTCGAGGAAGATTGTCGGGATCTTTTCGTTCGGTTTTGTCCACGAGATGAGGGTGCTTTCCGAGAACGAGTCGAGCAGGTCGGTACGTCCGACTTTACCGATGTGATCGATGTAGTCAGCTGCACGCAGCCTGACGACCAAATCGGGTTTATGCCCGAAATGAGTGGTATCGAAGTTCGTGGCAAGATGTTTGCCGGCATCGATTACCTCGGTTTTGATCAATTCGGCCATCGCGTCACGCAACGTCTCATCGTTGAATATACGATCGAAGGCCTCCTTCGTTTTGTCGCCCGCCACGATGGTGACGAGGTCGTCGCTGTCTACCCAGGTATTCGGGTGCTGTTGCGCGAGCCAGGTCTTGCCCGTGGATGGCAAAGCTTGTATGATCATGATTACTCCAGTTAAGTTATGGTTAGGTCATCTAGCAGACAACCGAGCTGACCACCCGTGGTTAGCGTGACGCGCGATCCGCATCATATAGGCGAGGTAGTACCCTAGCAGGGATAGATCAGTATGGGAGCGGCGCAGCGAGCGTCACCACTACGGCAGCTTTCTCAAGGCTGACGGAACAAGG